CTACAAGGTGTTTCCCTCTGCCTACGCCTCCGGCGCTCTGGCCAAATGTCGTAAAGTCGGTGCCAAAAACTGGGGGAACAAATCCCGTGGCAGTAAAAAAGACTAAAAAGGGCGCGGCGCTAAAGCGCTGGTTCAAAGAGGACTGGAAAGACGTTCGTACGGGTAAGCCCTGCGGGCGGCAGAAGGGCGAGAAACGGGGAACCCCGTATTGCAGACCCACTAAACGTGTCTCCAGTAAAACGCCCAAAACTTCTGGGGAGATGACTGCGGCGGAGAAAAAATCTCGGATTGCGCAGAAAAAACGTTTGGGGCAACCTGCGGGCAAACCAAAACGGGTCAAGCCACTAAAGCGGAAAAAGAAATGATTACGTGGCCCGAACGCACTGCTATAGCTAAAGAGATACGGGACTGGTCAGCCTACGCCTTGGAAGTTGCGCGCCCCGAGTTTAACGGCCTACCGGCCTGCCCCTATGCCAAAGCGGCATGGCAAGACAACAAAGTAGACGTGGTATTCAAGTTTGAGAAAGAAGACTACAAACGTCTGTACATAGCCCTACATAACTGGAACGACTCGAAAGAGTTAGTGATTATAGCCGATACAGCGTTCATAGAAGACCCGGAAGAATTCCACGAGTTTGTAGACAGCGTTAACGAGGCTATTGCTAACAATGTGTTTAGGGACCGGGACTTGTGGGTTATGGGTTTCCACCCCTACGGAGACGCCAACGAGCTGATAGACGACAGGACATTTGAGGGTGAAACAGATACCCCCTATGCCGCGTTTTTTGTGCAGCGTTTGTCGACGCTGGAAGAAGCTTCCGATAAACTGAAACGGCTGGGATATTACGACAAGTTTGACCCAGAACTAGCTAAAATCTACGAAGTACGAAAGTCTTTTTACAGGAGATTGAACAATGCCGGGGATTAGAAAAATGCGTGGTGGCGGTATGGCCATGAAGAAAATGCGTGCGGGCGGTATGGCTAAGAAATCTGGCCCCGCTAAAAAGAAAGCCATGAAGAAGACCGCGAAGAAAACAAAGAAGAAGTAATCAATGACAACCACGGGCACCACAAATTTTGCGCCGGACTTCACTGAGATAGCGGAGGAGGCGTTCGAGCGGGCCGGGAAACAGCTACGTTCTGGTTATGATTTGCGGACTGCCCGTAGGTCCATGAATTTGCTGACTATTGAGTGGCAGAATCGTGGTATCAATATGTGGACGATTGAGGAGGGGACTGTAAATCTTGAACAGGGCACCGCCACCTATGATCTTCCTGCAGATACTATTGATCTTCTGGAGCATGTTATACGCACGGGGGCTGGCAACGTTACCACACAGTCAGACCTTAACTTGTCCCGAATCAGCGTTTCTACCTACTCAAGTATCCCAAACAAGTTGTCACAAAGCCGCCCCATTCAGATTTACATCGACCGGGGGAGGGATAACCCCACCGCAACAGTATGGCCGGTGCCCGATCGAGGCACGTTAGCAGAGCCCTACTACATACTGAAGTATTGGCGTATGCGACGCATACAGGACGCCGGTGCCGGGGCAGAGACCCCAGATATGAATTTTAGGTTTTTACCCTGCCTAATGGCGGGTTTGGCCTATTATATCGCTATGAAAGACCCAGAGCTTGTTGCGCGTGTACCCATGTTAAAAGCCGACTACGAAGAACAGTTCAGGTTGGCTGCGGAGGAAGACCGAGAAAAGGCGTCAGTACGTTTTGTGCCGAGAATTTACGGGCCGAGGTAGTACACAATGGGTGTTAAGTTTGCCTCCGGCCAAAACGCTATCGCAGAGTGCGACGTGTGTGGGTTTCAGTACAAATTGCGGCAGCTAAAGAACTTGGTGGTAAAGGGCGATGTCACTGAAATAAAGGCGTGTCCAGAGTGCTGGGAGCCAGATCATCCGCAAAACCTGTTGGGTGAATTCCCGGTTTACGACCCGCAAGCAATCAGAGACCCGAGACCCGATTTTGCTGGGTATGCGCAGAGCAGGGCATTGATTTTTCCGGTAACCCCGGTGGTAGGCACGACATTTATTGGTGAAGTCACCATACAGATAACTTAAGCGAGAGTGGATATGAAAAACAAGGCCCCCAAAGCGAAAAATATGAGCACTGTCAAACTCTACAAGCCCATGACGGACGTTAACAAGCCGATCAATATGAAGACCAGCGGCGTTAAAATACGCGGCACTGGAGCGGCTACCAAGGGTACAATGGCCCGTGGACCGATGGCGTAAGATTTAGGGTTGTAGACCACGATGAACTATTCCGAATTGACAAGCAACATAGAAGACATCTGCGTACAGACGTTTACTGCAGATCAGCTCGCTATGTTCGTACAACAGGCAGAGCAGAAAATCTACAATACGGTAGACCTGCCGGCGTTTCGGGAAACTTCTTTAGGTAGTGTAACCGCCAGCAACGTAAACTTTACGTTGCCCGCAAGCATTTTGTATGTGTACTCGTTTGCTGTTATTGATGGTACGGGCGCGTATAAGTATTTGGTGAACAAAGATGTGAACTTTATACGCGAAGCGTACCCCAACCCCACGAGCACGGGGTTGCCCAAGCACTACGCATTTGAAAACGAGACCACATTGTTGCTAGGCCCAACCCCAGACGCCAATTACAGCACGCAGCTCGTTTACTCTGCTTATCCAGAATCTATTGTTACTGCAGGTAACACTTGGCTGGGAGACGAGTTTGATTCTGCGCTGTTGAATGGGGCTTTGGTCGAAGCTATCCGCTTCCAGAAAGGCGAACCTGATATGGTGGCGTTGTACGAGAAGCTGTATGTACAAGCGCTTGGCTTGTTGGTTGAGGTGGGTGACGGCAAGTTGCGCGGAGATGCTTACAGAGACGGTCAAATTAAGGTTGATGTGGCATAATGTTTAGCACAAGCGGTGGGTTAGAGATGGGTAATTTTGCGGTGGCTTCAGTGTCTGGCCGTGGTTTTACCCCCGAAGAGCTGGCAGAACAGGCGCTGGATAAGATTATTTACGTAGGCGGAAACTGTCACCCAGCTATACGGGAGCAAGCGGAAGCCTTTAAAAACCAAATTCGTGGGGTGTTAGTGCAGTACATGCACCAAGCAGTTAAATCTAACCACACCACGTTGGCAAACCAATTCCGAGCCTCAGGACACCCGGAAGTAGCAAGATTATTGGAAAGCAGTTGATGGCTATTACCGTAACTACAGCGCTACCCACCAGCTTTAAAGTCGAGCTGTTAAAGGGTGTACATGATTTTACCAACAGCACCGGGGATACATTTAAAATCGCCCTGCTAAAGTCGGTGGCCTCTGGTTCGGGTGCTTATGGTGCGGCCAGCACCAACTATTCGGATATTACTGGCAACAGTGACGAGACTAGTGGCACTGGGTATACAGCGGGGGGAAACACGCTGACCAATGTTACCCCTACTGCGGACAGCACTACTGCAATCACTGACTTTGCTGACACCACTTGGTCTTCCGCTTCATTTACCACTTCTGGAGCAATGATCTACAACAGTTCGGCGTCAAACGAAGCTGTAGCAGTATTGAGTTTTGGTGGCGACCAGACAGTAAGTTCTGGCGATTTCCAGATTCAGTTTCCCGCCGCTTCCGCTAACACAGCCATAATACGAATTGCGTAGTTTTTGGAGATACGTAGATGACTTCCACGTACAATAACGACCTCCGATTGGAGGAAATGGCAACCGGCGAAAACGATGGTACTTGGGGCGGTATTTTAAATACCCAACTGTCACTTATTGCCGATGCTTTTTCTTACGGGTCGCAGTCTATAGCTGCAGATGCCGACGAAACTTTCACTATACCAAATGGAAGCGCCAACGCCACCCGCAGTTTTTTCTTAAAATTTACTTCTGGGGTAAGTCTGACTGCCACCCGCACAGTTACTTTGGCCCCCAACACTGTTTCTAAGTTGTGGTTAATTGAAAATAGCACTACTGGTGGCCAGAGCATTACCATAAGCCAAGGGTCTGGCAGCACAGTGACTGTTGCATCCGGCGCGACAAAACTTATTTATACCGACGGGCAGGGTTCTGGGGCTTCCGTTGTAGACGCTTTAGCCGCGCTTGACCTAGCTTCTGGTACCACCGCCGTAACGCAAGCACAAGGTGATAACTCCACGGCTGTTGCTACTACAGCCTATGTCGATGCGGCGGCTGCTGCACAAGATACCCTTGCAGAAATTCTGGGCAACGGCAATTCAACCGGCGGCACAAACCTTGTTGTAACGGCGGGCGATGTACTCACTGCAGACACTATAAACGAGACTACATCTGCTTCTGGTGTAACAATAGACGGGGTACTGCTTAAAGACAACGCTGTAACTGCGTCCAGCGGGCTAACTGGTACTATTCAGACGGCCGCACAACCCAACATAACTTCGCTTGGTGCGTTGACCACGTTAACTGTGGACAATATAACCGTTAACGGCGCTGCGATTACTTCTGACACAGGGGCGATTTCTTTTGGCGACGACGATCTATCAAGTTCCGGCAGTGTGTCTTTTTCCGGGGGTGGCTCGCTAACTGGGTCTTGGGATGTTGGTGGAACTTGGACTGCTGCTGCGACGTGGACCCTCCCGGCGTTTACTCTGGGTGGCACAGTTACTAGTAACGGCCAGTCTTTTTCAGGGACTATTGCTGACCTTGGTACAGTCACCACTGTAGACATCAACGGCGGTACTATTGATGGGGTGACAATAGGTGGTGCAGCCACTGCTGCGGGTACTTTCACTACGGTCACTTTTGCAAATCTTGTTGGTGCTTCTGGGGCAAATATTACAGGCTTTTCCAACGACACAACGTTGGCTGGTGCAAGTGCTACAGAAGGAGTAACTGAAAATGCAGTTAAAGGTTATGTAGACGCCACAGTAACCTCGATTGGTGCTGTTTCTGTAAGTCCGACACCGGTAGCCAATGATTATGCAAGGTTTACAAGCGGCAGCAATTTGGAAGGGCGCAGCGCCGCAGAAGTTAGGGCCGACCTTGATCTGGAAGTGGGTACTGATGTTCAAGCTTGGAACGCGGGACTTGATGATATATCTGGCCTTACTCCTAGCGATGGAAATATTATTGTAGGCGATGGAGCCAATTGGGTAGCAGAAGCGGATGCAACGGCTAGGGCTAGTCTTGGGGTGGCTATTGGCACCGACGTTCAAGCGTATGATGCCAACTTAACTGGTTTTGTCGGGGCGTTTACTTTACCCACGGTCGACGGCACCGCAAACCAAGCGCTAGCTACAAACGGTAGTGGCACGCTGTCTTTTGTTGACGTCGAGTCAACACTAGCAACACAGACCAAGACCTATATTTCAGGTGAGCAATCAACGCTTACTCTATCCTCTGCTGTGACTTCAGGTGTTCCAGTAGTATCTGTGACTAAAGAAGTAGCACAGACCGGCGTGACTAATAATAACTGGGATGTTAATTCTACTGCTGAGAATTACACAAGGGTAAATAGTGCTCCTGCGACTACGTTGGATTTTGTTGGGTTTGATGTAAGCACAGCAAGTTTTGTTGATTCTTTTGATGTTTCAGCACAAGACGGAGCCCCAAATGGCATAGCATTCAACACCGACGGCACTAAGATGTTTATTATGGGTGATGCCGGTCAAGACGTTAACGAGTACACATTAAGCACGGGATTTGATGTAAGTACGGCTACATATTCTCAGAATTTCTCCATATCTGCACAAGAAACAACCCCAAGAGGAATAGCTTTCAACACCGACGGCACCAAGATGTTCATTGTTGGCATTATTGGCGATGATGTTAATGAATACACTCTTGGCACAGGATTTGACTTATCTACAGCATCTTATTCTCAGAATTTCTCAGTATCTGCACAAGAAACAGAGCCAACAGGAATAGCCTTCAACACAGACGGAACAAAGATGTTCATTGTTGGCAATACTGGCAATGACGTAAACGAATACACATTAGGCACAGGCTTCGATGTTTCTACAGCTAGTTACTCCCAGAATTTTTCTGTATCCGCACAAGAAACAACCCCAACAGACATAGCCTTTAACACCGACGGCACTAAGATGTTTATTGTTGGACAAGATGGAGACGATGTTAACGAATACACACTAGGTACGGGATTTGATGTATCTACAGCTACTTACTCCCAGAACTTCTCCATATCCGCACAAGACACATCCCCAACAGGAATAGCCTTCAACACCGATGGAACCAAGATGTTTATTGTAGGAAATGCCGGAGACGATGTTAACGAATACAACATATCCCCAACACTTGAACTCGGCTCAGGCTCGTTCGCGTCCGGTGACGTAGGCAAAACAATCGAAGCCAACGATGGGGCTTTCGTTCTCACTGCAACAGACGGTTCAGTTGTCGAAACCACAGCACCAACATCATACGATCAAGTCGCTTCAGGCTCCTGGGAGATGTACGCTGTTGTCTATAATTCTACTGATGGTGATTTGGAGTTAAGTGGTGTTGTAGATGGCGCATTCGATGTTTCCACTGCAAGCTTTGTTGATAGTTTTTCTGTTTCAGCCCAAGAAATAGTACCACTAGACATAGCCTTTAATACTGACGGCACAAAGATGTTTATTGTTGGCACTATTGGTGACGATGTTAATGAATATACACTAGGCACAGGATTTGATGTTTCTACGGCTAGTTATTCTCAAAACTTTTCTGTATCCGCACAAGATACAAACCCAACAGGCATAGCCTTCAACACCGATGGGACCAAGATGTTTATTGTGGGTACTGACGGACAAGATGTTAATGAATACGATCTAGGCACAGGATTTGATGTATCAACAGCCACTTATTCTCAAAACTTTTCCGTATCCGCACAAGAAACAGCACCATCAGGAATAGCCTTTAATACTGACGGAACTAAGATGTTTATTTTGGGTGATGTTGGAGATGATGTTAATGAATACACACTAGGCACAGGATTTGATGTATCCACTGCTACTTATTCCCAAAACTTTTCTGTCGCTTCACAAGAAACACAGCCAAGAGGCATAGCTTTCAACACCGATGGGACTAAGATGTTTGTTGTTGGTGGTTCTGGAGCCGATGTTCATGAATATACATTGAGCACAGGCTTCGATATTTCTACAGCCACTTATTCTCAAAATTTTTCAGTATCTGCACAAGAAACAGACCCAAGAGGAATAGCCTTCAACACCTATGGCACTAAGATGTTTATTGTGGGTGCTTCTGGAGATGATGTAAATGAATACACACTAGGCACAATAGCCATCCCATCAGGCTACCACGCAGCACACACCACAACCTCCACAGACACTACCTACTGGACTGACATCAACTCAATGACAGCAGACCAGAGCACAGGTGATGGAAATATCTACTACGCCGTTTCTACAGATGACCGTACTACTTGGACTGTTATAGACAACACAGACGGCGAGAGAGACATTGTTCGTAACAACGCAGGTACTTGGGAGTACAACTCTAACTCAACTTACGGTTCAGAGACTTGGACAGCGGCATCGACCAACACCGAACTGTCGGCGCTTGAGGAAGCGATGGCAGAAGCACAGAATCGAATGGACAAGACTCAACTGGAAGCTGTCACAGATGCCAACCAGTACACTCTTGGTAACGATCTTGATCTAGCGATCATCTTCAACCTATCTAGTGGTACAACGGTTCCGTCATCCGATGGTGTGTCAATCAACTACGATGCCAACACGCTGAACGAAGGTGCTGTGCTTGGTACGGATTACGACTTTGATTTCCCTGCAACGGATAAAGTCAGGATAACTGCTCTGGCTGCCAACAACTTGAAAGTGAGGGTAGTGTAATGAAGCACACTCAGGAAGAACTACAGGCTATTGTTGATGCCCGAAACGCAACTAAGGCGTTTCAGATTGAAGCCCGACAGATAGTCAAGGACTACACTCAGGAAGAAATAGACACCTTTCCCGTTCAGGAAGGAGAAGCCAAGGCGTATCTAGCTGACAATAGTTCTCCGACCCCAATGATTGACGCAATTATTAGCGAATCAGGCGAGGACAAGGCTGAGTTAGTAAACAGGATTATCACCAAGAGTAATGCGTTTAGAGCAGCAGTTGGTAAAGCACTAGGCAAGAAGCGTTCAGTGTGAACTATAGTTCACGAAACATGAACAGATAGACGGGGTGAACAATGCAAGAAGATCGCTTAACACGGATAGAAAACAAGCTAGATGACTTGCAAAAGGCTGTAGTAAGTCTTGCGCGTGTTGAGGAACGCCTTGTCACTGTGTTTAATCGCCAAACCAATATTGAAAAACAAGTCGCTCACATGGATGAGGAAATCACTAAATTGTCTGAAAGGATGGGCAATATCTACAAGTATGCTTCTAGACTATTGAAGCATGGTTTGATTGAAAATAAAATGATTTCATACAAGGATACAAGAAACAGGCTTGTCAAG